CTACGCAAACGCTTGTAACTATTCCTAGTGGCTACGTTGCCCACTGGACAATGGCGTTTATTTCTAATCTGCACAACTCCACTAACGACATTACACTGTTTATAGACAAGACGCCTGACCCTGACGTTTACATATTTAACGGAACTAGCGTACAATCTAAAGAATACTTACTTCTTGACGGCAATGCAGTGTTTGTGTTACAGCCCGGAGATGTCATCAAGGCAGCAGCAGGCGGTTCAGGAAACATTGAAGTCGTTGTTACCTTCGATCTACTAGAAGCTCCTGCAACTTTTGTAAACTTTAACGGCGCATGACTGACCTTAACGTAGAACTGCTCCCTTGGCAAACCAAGGTATTCGAGGATCCTACGAGATTCAAGGTAGTCGCTGCTGGCCGACGTACAGGTAAATCTAGGTTAGCTGCGTGGATGTTAATTATCAATGCACTACAGTCAGACAGGGGCCATGTATTCTATGTAGCACCTACGCAGGGACAAGCTAGGGACATCATGTGGCAGACCTTACTTGAGTTAGGACACGATGTTATCACAGGCTCACATATTAACAACCTACAACTTAAGTTAGTTAACGGCGCAACCATTACGCTTAAGGGTGCAGATAGGCCAGAGACGATGCGTGGTGTCTCCTTGAAGTTCCTAGTGATGGATGAGTACGCAGACATGAAGCCTGACGTTTGGGAGCAAGTACTGCGCCCAGCGTTGGCTGACCAGAAGGGACACGCGATGTTCATAGGAACACCGATGGGTCGTAATCACTTCTATGAACTCTATAAGTATGCGGAGATGGGTGATGATGAAACGTACTCAGGATGGCACTTCACAAGCTACGATAACCCACTGCTCGACCCTGATGAAATTAACGTCGCGAAGAAATCAATGTCTTCTTACGCCTTTCGTCAGGAGTTCATGGCCTCCTTTGAAGCGGTTGGCTCAGAGATGTTTAAAGAAGATTGGGTACACTACGGAGAAGCCCCCGAAGAAGGAGACTACTACATAGCCATTGACCTCGCAGGCTTTGAGGAGGTAGGTAAGAAGAGAACGAAGAGTTCTAAGTTAGATGAGACTGCAATTTCCGTAGTCAAGGTTGGAGACAACGGCGACTGGTACATTGATAACATAATTTACGGAAGGTGGACATTAGACGAAACGGCTGCTAAGATATTCCAAGCAGTCAGAGATTACCAGCCAGTGTCCGTAGGTATCGAAAGGGGTATAGCAAAGCAGGCTGTTATGTCACCCTTAATGGATCTCCAAAGGAAGTACGGCAAGTATTTTAGAGTAGAAGAGTTAACGCACGGGAACAAGAAGAAGACCGATAGGGTCATGTGGGCTTTACAGGGTAGATTTGAGAACGGCATCATAAGTTTAAATAAGGGCGAGTGGAACGCAAGATTCCTCGACCAGCTATTCCAATTCCCCGACCCGCTAACACATGACGACTTGGTTGACTCCTTGGCATACATAGATCAATTATCTGTGGTGCCTTACGGAATACATGAGTTCGTAGAAGACGAGCTTGAAATCTTAGACATTGTAGCGGGATATTAATTATGGCAGATAAAGAACCAGAGTTTCTTGACAGAATCCAGAATCCAGATAAATACCCTTACATCACTAATGAAGATGGAAGTATTTCTACACATAGAATGGCTGCTGAAGTCGATGAAGACGGCAATTGGTACGTGTTCCCATCTATACAGTTTGACGGTGAAAAGCTTAAGCAATTTGAAAGCAATGAAGAAGCTATGAAGAACGCTATGGCTACAGGAAACTTCTTAAAACTTCCAAAGGAAGAAGCCTTAGAGTACGCTGAAGGCGGTTATAAAAAAGGCACACCTTTAGAAACTTTTGATCCTATTGGGCAGAAAGCAAAAACAGCTCAAACTTTTAAAGAGGCGGTAAAATAATTATGAGAGACGATCTATACAGCCCTGACCCGCTTCTAGTCCAAGAGTCCTTGGAAGAGTGGGTAATGACGAAGTGCGAAGACTGGCGCGACAACTATCAGTCTAACTACGAAGAAAAGTTTGACGAGTACTACAGACTGTGGCGCGGCATTTGGGATCCAGCAGATACTGAGCGCAAGTCAGAACGCTCACGCATAATCAGTCCTGCCTTGCAGCAAGCTGTAGAGTCCAACGTTGCTGAAATGGAAGAGGCTACCTTTGGACGCGGTAAGTGGTTTGACATTTCAGACGACATGAACGACAAAGAATCTCAGGACGTTCTGTATCTGCGTAACAAGCTTACTGAAGACTTTGAGAACACTAAAGTGCGTAAGGCTGTTGCAGAGTGTCTTATCAACGCGGCTGTATTCGGTACTGGCGTTGGCGAGATTATCATTGAAGAAATTAAAG